TCTTCACAGAGGGTTTCTGGGGAAATATTATATTGCATAATAAGGTGAGGGTACAGACTGTTGAGATCAAAACTAACAACCCAATCATACTTTCCTGGTTTCGGTTCCTTAACATAAGCACCTGCGTATTTTGCGTCCTTATCGGATCTTTCTTTGGGTGGAATAACTATATTCCTCTTCTTGAGATAGTTATAGATTATAGTATCCCACATACGAACCTGAGAGAATACATCAGCATAGTTTGCCTTTGCGTCATATGCCATAACTATGGCAAGCTCAATCAGTTTCATCTTGTCTTCCATACGGTCAACAAGTTCCACGTCAATTATATTATACTCTACAAACTTCTGCCAACCCTTTGTGTAGAAGTCCTTAAACGTATCAAACTCAGAGTGATCTAATTTCTTCTGCCCTAATTCTACACTGGCAATATAATCCAACCTATAAGACTCCTGTGCCTTATAAGTAAACTTCTTATAAAGATCAAGATAATCTAATTGAGTGACTCCACCAACATCATATGAAATATTCCTACGTCCAGCAATATAAATCTCTTTCTCTGTCACCAATCCCCATGGTGACATTCTCCTCATCAATTTCTCACCAAGGATTCGTTCAAGGCGACGACAAAGATATGGAATATCATACAATGTACTATTCCATCCAGTAATAACTTCTGGTGTATTATCCTCAATCATCCACCAGTTAATAAAATCATTCAAGAGTTCATATTCTGTCCTGAATGATTTGTATGTTACATTCTCTTGCTTATTATTAAACGGACCTAATCCCCATGTGCGAATCTGTTTTGTATTATAATCCTGTAGTGTAATAAGTAATATTTCTTCTGCGGCAGATTCTACATCAGGGAATCCATTCTCAGACTTTACCTCAATGTCAATTGTAGTTATCTTAATTTGATTAGTATCAAACTTAATCTCATCCTCAGGATACTTTTCAGAAATGTATTGATATATGTAAGAGCTATTACCATGAATTTTAAAATTCTCTACACCATCATACTTCTTTATAAACTCACGACAATCACGAACAGAACCAGGTTCAACTGATTCCACATACTCTCCAGACAAAGTTTTATATTTGGTTTTTCTTTTGGAGGGAACAAATAAAGTTGGATAAAACTTCTCTCTGGTTGCGAAATGTCTTCCATTTTCATAACCACGAACTAGGAAGTTGTCACCCACCATTTGAACATTGGTGTAAAATCTCATCGTTTACCTTTAAATTACGAAGTTCATGTTCATATTTCTTGTTATGTATTATAGCATCTTTTCCTGAAAATTGCTCATAAACTTTTATGAACATACTAAAATAATGCCAATGATTCTTTGGAATATATTGTGGAGACAGGCAAACAAAAATATGATCGAATTTATAATTATCAAATTTATAATTTTCTTTCTCAACATTCAAATAATTTGGAACAATCTGCTCATTAAAAAAATTTCTACTTTTATTAATACTATTTTCATTACCAATCCAAACACAAGAATTTAATTTTTTCTGACTTGCTATCCATGCAATCCAATTTCCTTCATGAACTCTATTATCTTTAACAACCTCAAAATATTCTTTCTTCAAAGCAGACTCATAATCCATATCCTTAGAATAATCTCCACCAAGAACATCATCATGATGATCAATATTAATTAAATCAATATTAGAAAAATCTTTAATATCATAAAGTATTGAATCATGTTCATATCCAAATGAAACATTCTCACAATTTTTTAATGCTTTTAAAAATACATCAAAGCAATATAATAAACTACCTTGATCAATAACTAAATGATTTTCTTTAAAATCAGATCTATCAAATAAATTTCTCCATCTTGTTGCTGGATTATCATCATAAAATAAACTATTATAAAGTTCAATACTTGGACCCATAATATAGTCCAAATCAATACTCAGAACTCTCATGAAATAACTTCCAAATATAATTTAAGTGTATCTTTATTTGGATCAACAAGTGTCAATATATTTTCAGATCTTATCATCAATTCTGTATCTTCAGTAAAGTTTAACCAAGGACTTATTGTCCCATCAGAATTAATTACACATACATCAGATATTAAACAATTAGGATCTCCAAGTTCTGCATCAATTTCTTCAATTTTAGCAATGAGAACTATTCCAGTCAAAAGAACTAAACATTTAATCATCTTCTTGCTCTACTCCTACTTTCTCTTCATACATTTTACTTACTGATGATATGGGTTCAACAATAGTAACAATCCAATCAGTAGGAACTGGAACTTGAGTATCCTTTGATAACATAATCCAAGGAGATAAAGTTATACTCACCTCCCCATCACTAGAAATTGGTGTTATACTACCTTCAAGTAAAAGACTTGATTTAGAAAATTCCACCTTATGTGGTTTATTAAATAAATATCCACAAACCTTATCTTCTACAATAAGTTCTTTGGCATCAGAAATTACATTCTCACCAGATTTTAGAACAGCAAGTTTAATTGACATTTTTTTATTTTATCCTCAATATTATAGCAATAAAAAAGGGTTCCGTCAAGGAACCCATTTGATCCATCTCGAACCAATTTTATTTATAGATACTCTTTTCGAGCATGATGTTCTGGAACAATCTTACCTAAGGTGACAGTAAGAAGACCATCTTCAAATACAACATCTCTGACTTCAGTGTCATCTGATAATGTCCATGCCCTCTTAAAGGATCTCTGAGCAAGTCCCTTATGAGCATATTCAGTTTCAGTTTCTTTGTCTTCTTTCTGTCCCTCTACAAAGAGTTTTCCATACTCTGTGTAAACATTTACTTCTTTCTTTTTAAATCCTGCAAGTGCAATTTCCAGTTTTGATTCAACGTTATTTACATGAATAAGATTATAGGGTGGATAGTTTGTCTGTGTTTCATGTAGATTAAAAAATCTATCAAAATAATCATCCATTCCTATGCTGTTCTTTACAATCTTATCCATAAGATCTGGTAAATCAGCAGAACGATACCTTTGTATGTTTCCCATGATAGTAGCTCCTTTACTAAGCGAGTTTGTGTTTTGTGTACCCTTACGGCGTACATTACTAATTATACAAAAATATTCTAAAAGGTCAGTGTGGAATACCCCATATTTTTGTACAGTAATCCCTAATGGATCTATCAGATGAGAAAAATCCCGAACGTGCGGTGTTGATAACCGACATACGATTCCATCTATCCTTATCATTCCAAGCACTACTTACACGATCTTGTGCATCACAATAATCAGAAAAATCAGCCATTACACAGAACGGATCATTATTTAAAAGATTATCTAACAAGGGTTCAAACTGTTCCTTATCTCCTTGACTAAAATGACCACCCTTAATCAAATTAATTACCTCCCAAAGTTCTGAACTAATATGATGTTTAGGATCATATCCATTCTCCCACAAATCTACTATACCCTTTTCATCATGTCCAAAAAGAAAGAAATTTTCTCCTCCTACTAATTCTCTTATCTCTACATTAGCACCATCTAATGTTCCAATAGTCAAAGCACCATTCATTTGGAACTTCATATTACCTGTACCAGATGCTTCTTTACCAGCAGTAGAAATCTGTTCTGATAAATCAGCAGCAGGATATACAAGTTCTCCCAACTTTACACTATAGTTTGGTAAGAATACTACACGCAACTTGCCATCCATATCTGGATCACTATTAACAACCTCTGCGATATTACAAATAAAGTTAATAATATGTTTTGCCATATAATAACCTGGTGCTGCCTTACCACCAAAAATTACAGTACGAGGAACAATATCAACTCCATTCTTAATTCTTAAATACTGGGCAACAATCCAAAGAGCAAGTAAATGTTGTCTCTTATATTCATGTATTCTTTTTACTTGTACATCAAATATACTAGAAGGGTCTACAGCAATACCCAAATTATTAAAGATATATGTTGCAAGATTATGTTTTCCAACTACCTTTGCCTCCGAAAACTTCTCAATCATATCAGAATCATCTATATGATTTTCAAGTTGTCTTAATTTCTCACCATCAGTAATCCATCCTGGTGCATACTCATCAAGTACCTCTACAAGACATGGATTAGCAGATGCTATCCATCTACGTGGAGTAACACCATTAGTCACATTAGTAAACTTATGTGGCCACAAATTAGCAAACTCTGGCATCAATTGAGTCTTAACCAATTCAGAGTGTAATGCAGCAACACCATTTACATGATGAGAACCTATGGTTGCTAAATGTGCCATACGGACTGCCTTATTACCATTCTCATCAATGATGGACATCTTCTCCAATATCCTATCATCACCAGGATAGTGCAGACGTACTACCTGTAAGAATCTTCTATTAATCTCATAGATGATTTCCATGTGTCTTGGTAGAAGAGTCTTAAACAATTTAAGATCCCACTTCTCTAATGCTTCTGGTAATAATGTATGGTTAGTATATGCAACTGATTTAGTTACTATATCCCATGCAGAATCCCACTCAAGATGTCTTTCATCTACAAGTAATCTCATCAACTCTGCAACAGCAACTGCAGGGTGTGTATCATTTAATTGTACTTGCCAATGATGTGGAAAATCTTCCACATCAAATCCACGCTTATCAAGACTTCTCAACATATCCTGAAGAGAAGCACTCACAAAGAAATGTTGTTGCTTTAATCGTAATATCTTACCAGCATCTGTTCCATCATTAGGATATAGAACCTTAGAAATAGTCTCAGATGAGACACTCTGTTCTACTGATCCCATATAGTCACCTATATTGAATGCATAGAAATCAAAAGTCTCAGTAGCATCTGCTCTCCATAATCTAATCCTATTACAATTATTAACCTTATATCCCAATTGCAGAATATCATAAGGAACAGCAATAACCTGTTCTTCAGGAACCCACCTTACTCTATAATTTCCTCTATCCGATACATAATTCTCTACCTTACCACCAAATCCAACATGAACTGATTCATCTGGATGACAAAGTTCCCATGGCCATTCTCCATGTAACCAATTATCAGTAACTTCTATTTGCTGATTATCTCTTATCTGTTGCTTGAATATACCATACTTATATCTTATACCATATCCAGTAGCAGGAACTTGAAGAGAAGCAAGAGACTCCATATAACATGCTGCTAATCTCCCCAGACCACCATTACCTAAACCAGGTTCTTCTGCTACATCTAAAATTTGGTCTAATGTATACCCATACTTCTCCAATGCATCTTGTGCATCTTTTTTTATACCAAGACTTATAAGATTATTACCAAGTTGTGGTCCAATTAAAAATTCTGCAGAAAGATATGCCACCTCCTTATCAGTAGGTGCCTCCATAGACAACCAGTAGTTCATCATCTGATCTCTTACAGCATAACTCAATGCCATGTAGAAATCATGAAGTGAAGCAGTATCTGGACGCTTTCCTAAAGTATAGAAAAGACGTTCATTAATACCATTATAAAGGCTATTAGGATTCGTCAACTTTTTTCTTTTTGCTACCTATATTATACTTAGTTTCTAATATCCAATCTCCTTTATCTTTATATGCTAATACTTTAATCTGATTTAAAGGTGCAATATCTTGTATTTTTTTTAGATCTACAATAGTAACTAATCCCCAATCAGCAAGAAGTTGAGAAATACGATTACGACGTTGAACATCATTCTGAGTAAGATTTGCATGTTTACCATCTAATGCAAATAACTCTTTAAAATGAACAAGGTAATATCTTCCTTGCTTATGAAGGATATGACATGATTGATATATCTTTTTTTCCTTTCTTGATGCTACTCCAATTCTTGTTAAAGTCTCACGGACTTTTAAGAAATCATCAGGTTCATTTAGTGTCACCTCTATCATCTGTTCAGGTGTCCACTTAACTTCAGGCTCTTGCACCACGCTCATTGTCTTCCTCCAGTTTCAAACTTAGATTTTATAAAATTAATTTGGTCTTTTGTTAGGATTCTTAGAGCTTGTTTTGCCTTTTCGTTACTATACCCATAATAACGTTTTACCAAGTCAAGGTCTTTAATCTCATCTTTACGTAACCAAGGAGAGAATCTCTTCTTAGGTCTGAGTGTATTTAGCAAAAAATCATATTGAAATTTTTTTGGTAAAAAATGATACTGGTTCATCTCATTTGCAAACATAATAGAATCAAGATGCCCAGAAAAAATACGGTTAATAATATATGGTGAATATTCCTTTTCTAATGAAGGATCCTCATCAATCAAATTCTTTTTGGTTTGATTAATTGAATTCAACCAATCTTTCAATTCAGTCATAAAAATACTTCACCTTCACTAGAGTCTACCACTATACCATTATCTTCTGCAACTAATTCTACTGCTTGTTGAGAAAGATAAACACCACTATTCATAGAAACAGTCATATGAGGATCAATCTGTTCTGCTACACTATCAACATCTCTTATTAAATTAGCGTACTTAGGATCGGAATTGGCAAACTCTTGCTCCTTCTTAGTTGTATAATGGCATACAACAGGATTAAAATATTCCTTATGCTTTTGTTCTATCCATCCCTGTGTAACGTCCTGAGCAGCAAATAGACCCTCTGTGACACCCATACGACTAAAGATAACCCATACAGCATACTGATCGGCTATTCTACGATTAGGAACTGGTAAAAGAATTTGATTTTTTTTAAACTGTTCCATTAACTTAGATAGTTCATCCAACCTTGCAGTAATATCACGATGAAGACCATCATTCAGTAAAATAACACCAAGGCAATGTTTATATACTTCACATTTTCCACCTAGATCATATATACAAGATTCAACTAAATCAAGTTGCTCTCTTATATTTTTTCCACCACCATGATTTGGATCATGTCTAAATCCAAATTCTTCTCTACCATATACATCATGAGTACAATATGTATCAAATAGATACTGGACATCATGATAGAAAATAGTATCAGCATCTACATATAAGATATTGTAGAATTCATCATCAAAATATTTAAGATTATACCATCTATGAATTGACCAAGCATTCAACATTGTATGATCAAACCCTTCAGCAAAAGGTTTAATTCTCACTGAATAATTAAGAGCAAAATAAGGTGGAATAATATGTGGATTATCACAAAAAAGATAAACAGCAATTTCTTTATTAAATTGCCTCAATGAAGAAATACTATGCTCAAGTCTTTTTATTTCATGATCATTGATATGCTGATGCTCATTTACTTTAAATGAATAAACAACAATATTCTCAAAATTGTTATTCCTATCTCTCAGATTATTTAATTTTTCACGAATATTTTCAACCATCAACTAAACCCTCCTTTTTTAATCTATCATAATTATAACATCCATCAAAAGTCAACTTAATCTTAGGATTATTATAATTCATTAATAACAATTCTTTTCTATCCTGCTGATTTCTCATATACTCACCAACAGATCTCATAGTATATGTTAAATCAAATTCACTAGCAGACCAATCCTTAAATCTATCTTTAATTAATTGTGATGAATTATAAGAGATCATCATATGTGCAGTATGTTTATCACAATCTTCTGCAAACTTATCATGATCAAACTTCTTATGCATATCACCTTTCTTACCATAAAGATTATCCTTTATATCATAAGGAGGATCTAAGTATATGAATGCATCATTCCAATCAGTTAAAAGATCTTCATAAGATACATTAGTAATCTTCCAGTTCTCAATTATTTTTTGATATCCTGTAATTTTTTCAATTCCTCTATAGGAGAAATTAGATTCACTGGCTTGGGATGAAAAAGAACTCGACTCAGTGAGACCAGAAAAGCTACACTTATTAACAACATAAAAATACGCTGCACGGTCTCTACTGGATAATTCTTCATTGTTGATTTCCTCTTTAGCTGCTACAAATAATTCTCTAGCAGTATCTCTATCGGGATATTTATTCTTCAAACTCCATATCATATCTTGGAGATTCTGTCCATCATCCTGTATAGTCTGCCAAAAGTTTACAAGAGGTTCATATAAATCATTAACCCAAATACTTAAGTCAGGATACATCTTAGAGATGTAAAGTGCTACACTTCCACCACCAAGAAATGGTTCACGAAACTCTCTATACTTACTGAAGTCTGGAAAGAACTGTCCCATCTTTGTACAGGCACGAGACTTACCGCCAGGATATCTAAGTGGTGTTTTTAATGCTTTCATGCTCATAATTTAAATGCAACTGAATTGCGTTATCAAATTTAGTATAAGTTGGTTCATGTAAGGCACAATACTCATTAAAAGTAATCATCATTTCCTTACGTGTTAGATTACAATGTTTTGCTGCTGTAGGAATATTCCATTTCGCACAGAATAGCATTTCCATTGCTTCTCTAGTTTCTGGACGCATTAATAAAATCTTTCATAGGGATTACTATTAACTTGCACTTCAACAGTATCAAAGATTCTATTTAATGATCGAGCAAATCCTCTATATCCAGAACCAACATATATTTGCCCTAAGACAACCGATACTGTTGCTACACCCCAAAAAATATAATAAAATTTGGATTTAACCTGATTTCTTTGTTTTTCTTTAGTAATCATTATTCTTCATTATGTGAGTGAGTTAATTTACCAGACATTTCATATGCATCCTTGTTGCCACCATGTCCATGTGCAATGCCTAGTTCATGCATTTTAGCATGTTCGTCAATAGGATCACGTAGTTCTGTTTTACCAGGACCTACTGTAAGATATAATCCATATCCCATGATAAAAAATAATAGACCAACGATGATGAATACTAAAATCATTTTTTTTCCTCTAATTGTTTTTTCCAATGTTCAATCAAGAGTTTTAACTCTTCGATTCTTTGTTCAGCTTGTTTAATTTTATCTTGCGTATTCATTTAAACTCACACTCCACCATGATTTCAGTTAAACATGCAAGCATATTTATCTCTTGGTCAGCGACGAATGCCATTTGATATTGGTACTTAGCAATAACAAGAACAGCAGCAGGTATAGTATTCGGAACCAAAGATTCGTAAAGATTATCATATATCCTACGGAATAAGACAGAAGTATCATTATCCATATTATTGTTGACCCACTTACGTACTTCAGGAAAGTTTTTTGCTTTAAGGTTTTTAATAAGGTCATTGACGGCAACATCAGAAAAGGCAGCTAATATTCCACTATCTATCTTACCACTAACTGAGTATCTCTGACACTCATTAAGAACTCTTCTCCAATCTGGAAAATGCTTATTAATTAATTCTACGAGTACCTTTTTGTCAGTTTCAATCCTTTCTTTGTCCAAGATAAAATTGAGTCTTTGGAAGAAACTAGCAGCGATCTTCTGTTTCTCCTTTCCTCTAATTGAGAAGTCAACCACAACACATCTTGAGTGGAGTGGTTCAAGGATTTTATTCTTGTAGTTGCAAGTAAAGATAAATCTACAGTTTCCTGCAAATTCTTCAATGAATGCTCTGAGAAGGAGTTGTACGTCGTTCCCTGTATTATCTGCCTCATCAATGATGATGACCTTGTGCTTCGCTTCCGAAGAGAGAGATACAGTTGATGCAAAGTTTTTTGCGTTATTACGTACTGTGTCGAGGAATCTTCCCTCATCGGATCCATTGATGACATAGAAGTCTACTCCTAATTCGTTACATAGAGCCTTTGCTACCGTGGTCTTACCAATACCTGGTGGGCCAGCAAGTAACATATTAGGTATTTCTCCTTTATTTAGAAAATCTTTAAAGGTTTTCTTTATGTTGTCAGGGAGAATACAATCTTCTATTGTTTGTGGTCGATATTTTTCAACCCAAATAAAATCACTCATAGATCATTCCAATGACGGATTACTCCGCTAATAATAAAACAGTTAGTAATGAGATAAGAAAGGAAAATAAAAGAACGTACCAGAACAATGTAATTGTCGTATCGTTTAGTCTTTGTGTCAGCAAACGAACCCAATGCATACTTCCAAATCCTCCATAATCTTTTCATTAATTAAAAGTGGAATCAGGTTCCAATGCAATATAATATTTCAAATCATGATTAGTGTTTGAAAATCTTGATAGAAGTTTAGAAGAAACAACTACATCATAAGCACCAGGAATAATCTTAATATTTTCCACTTTAAAATTAAAGGTAAATTCCTTCTCTGTCTCACCAACTACAATGGCAAATTCATTAGAAGTATCATTCTTCTTATCCCTTACAACAAGTTTAACAACACCTGCTTCACCAACTGCTGATAAATCTGGTAATTGATATACTGCTGCTGCCTTAAGTAATTTCTCTAACGCAACACTATCTAATTGAAAATGTACATCCTCAGACGGAAGTGTAATCTCTTTCTCAGGTGGAGAAACAATAACAGCTGGATCAGCATAAAAATATTTTACTCTACGTTTACCTTCACGAATAGTGAGATAAGAATCTGGAGAAAAATCTAAATCAGGATCTTGATGCAAACTCAATCCATTTAAAAATTGATTCAGATCATAAATGGCAAAATCACGAGGAAAATTCTCTTCAATAAGTGCTTCTGCAAGAATATTCTTAGCAACAGAAATAGTACGAAGAGCATTCCCCTTCTTTACAAGAATGGAATTATTAATTCCAGCAAAGTTTTTTAGAATAGTTAAAGTTTTGTCAGAAAGTTTCATAACCACGGGTCGGAGTTTCATTTAATTGCCCACTGAAGTGATAAAGTAGGAGTGAATAATGTAATGCTTTTAGTATATCACGTTTTGCTT